TCCCCTTACTGATTCTGTCGTACAGGGACGCCTTAGACTCCCCTGTGCTTTCAGAAATTTCTTGCAGTGGATTAAATCCAGCTTCAATCATCTGTTTGACATCTTCCAACAATACCTTTCCAGCAGAGGACATCTGACCGTAAGCAGTAGCAATTCTGGACATTTTTTCGGCAGAGCCTTGTGAAATATCACCGAGCATCATCATACTGTCCATAGCTTCGTCTGCGCTAAAGCCATAGTTCATTAAGAGCTGTGTAGTATCTGCCAAGTCTGGAAGTTCAAACGGTGTCTCCGCTCCAACTTTCTTTAATTTGTCGATTACTTCCGCAGCCTTTTCTGCGGATCCAGTCATAACCTCAAATGATGTCTGGTAAGACTCTATGGATGCATTGTATTTTACTCCGGCTACAACACCAGCTCCAAGCGCAGCCGTAACAGCACCAACCGCAGCAACTGCCACTCCTGCACCTTTCTTGGCTATTCCACCAAGTTTGGAAATTCCGGAATTAAATCCAGATTCATTTATTTCCGTGTCAAATTTTAATGAGCCATCATAACCCATACTATCCCTCCTATTCTTGGATAGCACAGGCTCATAGGCTCACTTAAGTGCTTTATTTCTTAATTTCTATTTCTTTCTTACAAGTCCGACATTTTACGTAGATACCGTGGCTTTTGGCTGTATTGTCTGCAATAGCAAGTTTGCAGCCGCACACAGGGCATCTAATCCAATCTCGGACTAATATTGGTTCTTTTTTCATGGTCCACCTACATAAAAGCGTCACCGATTTCAAAATCAGTCAATTCTTCCTGTTTTAACTCGATCAGTTTTTTAATTTTCTGGATTCTCTTTTTCTCTTCCGGATCTTTAACTTCGCTCAGATCAATCCCTCTGTACATAATTCTTTTCTTGATCTCATTGTCCTCTGATAATCCATCAAAAAGCATTCGAAATTTCCACCAGTGCAGATATTTAATATCAATCAGGTCGATTCCGTAATCGCGCAAAAATGCTGATAATATATAGGGATAATCGATGGAAAAAGAAAAAAGATTCTTTTGCCTCACTGTTCCGGTTTGACTGACTTCTCCGTCTGAAAAATCAGCACTCATAAAGTCGCATAATGCGTCAATTGCAGGCTGTGATATTTCGATATCGTCAAGGAAATACTCACTCAAAATCAACAGCTTATCCACAGACTTGACATCTTTATCTTTTAACATGTCCAAAAGAGAAATATACTCTCGAAAATCGGTTCTGATTCTCACAGGCTTTCCATTTACAATTACCGATGTCGGGAGTGATTCATAGAAGAGGTTCATCGGTTCTTATTCGCCCCTCTCCTAGCTTTCCTGTTTGGTGTATATTTGTTTACCATACTGTTATATCTGGACTGCTCGCTGTTCCGTAAATCAAACAGTGAATTGGCGGCCTTAACTCTCATGTCCATGCTGTTTTTCCCTAGAAACATTTTTTCGCTTGTTCCGTCTCCGAATAATCGGTCATAGAAATCATTAAAAACCTTGCATTGCGCCCTCGTAATCTCGGACACTTTTCCAACTTTCTGCACTTTTTCGGATTCCTCAACCATTTTTTCGTAGCAGCCCTCAAATTTTTCCATAAAATCTGCGTCTGTAAAATCGATGTCTGTTTCAAAATTATTAAATTTCCACTGGCTCATTGGCTCACTCTCCTATTCTTTCCTGTGTTTTTTGCCACCTTAAAATCGGCGGCAGCTACTCCCCCATGTAATCACCCTTAGTGTAAGTGACCGTCTTGGATGTAATATCAGTCTCTGTAACATATCCTTCCTCGATGTCGGATACAGCTTTCAGTGATCCGTTGTAAACCAATGCGTCCGTTCCATCTCCGTCGGAATCTGGGATAACTGCGTAAGTTCTCTTTGTCGCAAAGCACTTATCGCCTTTCGTATTTTTCTTGTAAAAATCCACCGTGACAACTTCCACATGAGCATCATCCGCAACTTTCTCTCCATCATGGATTGCCGCAATGCGCTCATGTACCGGATTGCCTGCGTACATATCAAATGAGTATTCTGTAGCCGGAGCATATCCAACTACATCTGATCTCTCCGTGCTTTCATCCACGTACTGTCTGGAATACTCTTTCGGGTTTTTCCCATTTGTCATTGCGGTAAAATTGGTCATTCTTTCAAATTTCGGAGAGCTGCCCGTTGCATCCGTGTTCATGAATGCCACACGCAAATGTCTGCCGACTAATTTTGGTGCTGTTACTTCCATACTTATACCTCCTGTGTATAAATTAAGCGGCACTCAATACGATACTTAGCTTTTTCCTCGTTGATATCGTACAAGTAACCACTGTTTAAAGTTTCAATTGATATTGGACTTTTCTTTTCTCCGAGTTTCGGGAGGTTGTCGTTAAAACTCTGCTGTTCCAACCACTCTTCGAAGCTCTGGAAGAATCCACTGTTTTCGATATTGATTCTTGCGTCCTGATCGTATTCCTCTTGGCTCGTAAACGCAAACTGGAACTGTTTCTTTGACCCACCGTCCATGTATCTCTGGATAATCGGGTCGCAAGGGAGAGGGTCAACAGAGTACCCCATATCCGTTCCGATATAATCCACATTTACACGCCCGTCACTCAAAAACGGACATGTGAGAATGTATGATCTGACGCTGTCAATGAGATTTGACATACTTAGCCGCTCCTTTCAGGATAGAGTCTTTGTGACGGTTTTTCATGTGCTCAAACCATCGTGATTTTTCCTTATGCTCGTAATACTGTCTACGTGCATAAGGCGCAATCTGATTGATCTCACCACTGCCAATCACTGTTCCAAGTGTTGCTGACTTAACCAGTACTTCCGTCCGTCTTGGAGTCTCCGGGTTCATGCGCCGGATGCATTCGGAATCAACAAACTCCTGTGCGCTTGCGAAACCAGATTCCATATTCGGTTTAAAGCTCGGATTCCAGTCGAGTCTCGCTATTGTCCTTCCTTTCAAATCTCCCTTGGAAATCGTGTAAGTTGATATCTTACCTCTCGGTGTCTCGATCTTAAATTTCTTCTTTCCTTTCGCCATCACACTCCCACCACCTTTATATGCGGATTGCCGCCAAAAGTATTGTAGTTTGCAGATGTAATTCTAGTCTTGTCCAGTCCGTCCAAGTCCTTAATCGTCTGCATGTCAACCTTACAATCGCCTTTTACAAGGTAATCGTCTTTCTTGATTTCCACGCTCGTATCCGGGATTCTGACCGTGTAGGTGTCTGCTTGTTTTAATCCATCTGTCGTGATCTGCGACTTTTCGTTTTTGTACCACCATACCTCTGGGATGTAGGTTCGTTCCCACTCATCCAGTCTGGTTTCTGAGTTATATTTCCTACCGTAAAGCGTGGCATCTGTGTTGGTTATCATAATTTTACCCCCGTATACAAGAGTCCGGTCGGCTCAAGATAAAGCAACAATGTATCAAATATATTCCTTTTAAGCAGATCGTCTGTTGTTTCTCCATTTCCTCCGCTTTCGTAGCTGACGGAGTATCCATCCGTGTTTTCGGATGTAATCACACGTCCAGAGTGCTTGCTTCTAACCTTTTCGTCATTTGCAATCAAATCACAGACAGAGCAGGTGGCAAGCTTTACTTCTTCCATTTCCATATTGTCATCAGCGCGCCCGAAGGTAATCCTTCGGACATAAGCTGATGCTGGAATAACAGATTTATCAAATTCTTCATCTGTTAAATTTCCCCTATATTCAGAGACGTAAAATGTATAATCCGCATACAAGTTCATTTGCATCAACTCCTTTTTCTACTCCGCTGCAGTATGTACATAGATAGCCACTTTCTTGTTATCTTTCGCCTCTGCGATACCTACGGTACGATATCCGAACTTCCAAGCATCTGCATCCTGGTTTGCATCCGGTGTGATAATCTTAGATACAGTGTGCTTCTGATTCTGGATTACTGCATTCTTGTCAACAATCAAGAAATCAATCTTCTTACCGCCTGTTGTTGTAAAGCCGCCGGCTCCAGATGCTGTCAACGTGACTTTGTCGAAAAATCTTCCCTCAGGAACTTCAATCACTCCAGCCCAGCCTTCCAGAACTTTCTTGGATGCCGTTGTATCAAGGTCCTCAATATCCCCTTTGAGTGCGGCAGAGATATACAGATAACAGGTTTCCGGCTTTGCCTCCGCATTTTTAATAGCAGTCTTGCCTTTTCTAATTGCTGCAATTCCGGCTTTCGCATCTGCAATCGCTGCTGCCACTTTATTAGCAGATAGTGCGTATCCTGCATAAGATGCAAGCCTCCAAGCGTCAAGCTCCGGAACAACCTGTGTTCTCAAAAATTCTCCAGAAAGACGTCCGAAGGCAACACCTGCAGACTCGATATTGTCCATAGCGTCCACAGTGAACATACGGCCTCGATCATAAGTACATTTCTTAGTCTCGTACTCAAGTGTCACGTCACCTGCAACATATCCTGTCTGCTTATTGTAATTTGCAAGACCGGACATCGTCATTTTCGGAATCAAAATTTCATTTGCGTTTGCACCCTCTCTCACAAGCTCATTCGGACCATCCAAAACCGCTGTCAAAGATGCCAGCTTGTAAACTTCGTCCAACATCGTAGAGTATGCTTTTCTTAATGCAATTGTGTTCGCCATATCTTATTACCTCATTCTTTCAAAATTATTTTTCTGCCGGAAGCCCCATGGCCGCTCTGATTGCTGACATATTATCTCCGCCAACATCAGCACCGCCTCCTGTTGCTCCGACTGCGTTCATGAATGGTTCATTAGAACCAAATAAATAAGCATCAGATTCCTTTACGGTTTCCAATGCTTTCTTGATGTCCTCAGACTGGTTTTTCGATCCTTTCAAAGCGTCAATATCAAGCATAGCCATGACCGCTTTTTCATTGCGTCCCCCGGCTGTCTTGATTGCTTCTTTGATCGTGTCGGAAAAGATGCGATCCGCTTCTTTAGCGGCATACTCAGCATCCTTGTCTTTCAGCTGCTGATTCAGCTTATCAATTTCTCCCTGCATAGCTGTTGGGTCAACATCTTTAAACTTTTCCAAAGATTCCGTTGTGGTCTCAAGCTGACTCTTATAATTGTCACGCTCCCCCTCTGCTTTGGTAGTCTTTGCCTTTTCAGCGGCAATGTCTTTCCCGTTCTCTGCCATGATTTTATCAATGACATCCTGCTCCAATCCAAGTCCTTTTAAAAATTCTGTTTTCATGTTTCCATTCTCCTTTCGCATTAGGTTGTTTAAGGTGTGTAACCATCCACCACGAATTGACTGTTTAAGGTCTCATCTACTGACCAAAAAGGCATAAAAATAACACATATCTCTATGTGCTAATCTCTTAAAGTAACGCCTGCACCTGCTCTTTCAAGCTCTCCGGTACATTATCAATTGTCAAGTGTCCACCTTTGATTCTGTTTGCCAAAAACTGTGCCATCATTTCACCTCCGCTTCCATTGTTGCAAGAATAAGTTCCTGCACCGCCTGATCTGTGACTTCCTGAGCCGCCTGTGTTGCTTTCAAGTCTTTCTGCAATTTACCGTAGGCGCTCATTCCGTCATCGACTGCTTCGTATTCTTTGATTACATTTTCTTCTGTCTCTGTATAGCCAACAAAGACAAGGTTGCTAAATCCCTCTGGTTTCTCTTCCTTGAGTGGTTTGTAGCCCTCTTTTTTGATGGAACTGATTCTTACAGTTCCGTTTTCCATGATTTTTGCATAGTTCATATCATATCTCCTTTCGATAGGTTGCTTTAATATCTGGGTCAAGCTCCCCTCCGTCCGCTGTGATGACTGTGGTAGGGTAGTAGGCTTTTAATGCTCGGATAGCGTTTTGTTCGGATTGTGGTAGGGGGACGAATTCTGAGTTTTTCGTATGGTATAGCATTTCAATTGGATTTTCATCGATAAACTCTTTCCATTGTTCCAATGTCGTTACGTTCTCATTTGGCGCCCTGAAAAATTTATCTCCAGAGGTATAAGTAGGGTGGTCACTATAAATACATCGTTCGTTTGCGTATTTAATAACATACGCAGAATCTTGTATATTTCTATATGTTTTACAAAAACTAGCACCTTTTCCTCCGTATGCATCAATGATAGTAGTTGCAAAATATGAATTTTCTGGTTTGTTGCTGTGCAACCACTTTATTTTAGTTCCATCGAGTATCATTTTAGAACTCTGATACAACCACCCAATCTGTCCACCCTGCTCCACGAGCTTATCCCATTTTGTAATAGGGCGGTCGGATGTGAGGGTGAGTGTTTGTTCTTTGTAGGGTTCATATTCAGTTAATGTCTCTCCTAATTCGATTTGAATGTCCATTTCTTTTAGGATGTTTACATCCTCACTCCGATAAAAAAATATGACATAAAAAACCCCATCATCTTTAGTCGTTATTTTTACGGAGTTTACATCATTGTTAAATGCTAACGCACCACCATAATATATGCCGTTGTTAATCGTACCGTTGACATTTAAGCTTTTCCTTTTTGAGACTGTATACGTGGTATTCGGTTTTACCTTAAAAGTTGCATATTTCCAGTAGGTAGCATCTCCCTCTTTGTTCTGATAGTTTTCGCTTTCTGCGAAATAATTAACATCAAAAAGATTCTTTCCTACTACTTTCACATCCACTTCATACTTCTGCGTTCCCTCATTCCACTTTCCGGCGTTCTTGACCTCCTGCTCATATTCTAAAGATGGGGATGGTTTACCGCCTGTGTAGGGTTCGTAAGGCAGAACGGTAGAGCCTTCATTTACCATGCAAACTTTTTTCAGTTCTTCCATATCGGATTCTGTAACATTGGCCATGTCTATTTTCTTATATGACAATCTTATGTAAGCTGCACCTTCTGGCATTTCCGACGACATATTCATCGGATAATTGATTTTTGTCTTTTCTTTATCGTATGCAGTTATTGTATGCGCCAAAAATTTGTTTCCGCAGCTAGTAGAATACCTTTTGCCCGGAATAACAGGGATATACCCAGTGGTAATGTATTGCTTTAGGTTTATGATATTTCCAGTGTCTCCTGCAAGAGTACCAATCACGAACTCACTCGGATTAGCAAGATTTTTTCCACTCGTCTGCGCCTGCTCCGTCTTCCCACCAAGCTCCAACCTCTCAAGCGGAGCATCCAAGCTGTTCGGCAGTACCAACATCCCTGTGCCCTCTAGCTCTACCCTGTCATAATTCGGTGGCTGCGGAGTGGAGATTCCAAGAGGGCAGATCATATCCACTCCTATGATTCCTGTTCCGTCTACCATTTTAAGCATTGTACTTCTACTCCTTTTTCTGAGGTTGCTGTGGGGATGATCTGGACGATGTTGCTCTTTCCACCACCGTAGGAACCGTACTGCAATACCTGTGCGGTCTGTGCCGGAATCAGTACGCTTTGTTCTTTTGTTGCGTCCCTTTCCAGAGATGCGTAAATATCACCATCCGTAAAATTCTTAACCAGAAATTCGGATGATGCTGTCTCAAATTCAAAAATCAATGTTTCTTCCGCTGTCGGCTGTCTGATTACTTTTACTTTACTCATTTCCTAAACCTCCTAAATCGTTTTGGTACGGGTGCCACTCTGCCGCGCATATCGTAATAGATGCGCTCTCTTTCTTGTTGTAGACCCATTTTCTTGCAAAATCTGGTGTATTCTCCCAGTTGTCCTTGATACTTTGCTTTCGCAAGCATCACATCGTCTGGATCAGCTCCGCCCTGTTTTAGTAGCACAGCCTTTTCTCTCTGTGCCCTCATAGCGGTTTCCATTTTCCTCTGTTGCTGTCTGGCTTCGTATAAGGTGTATTCCTTGCCGTTAAACGTCTTAGGTATACTTTCCTTTCGGTTCTGCTCTGCAAGCCAAGAATCAGACCAATTCCGCTCCGAGACGCCTTTCACAAACGGGTAATATTCGTGATAGCAGTTCGCTCCAAGCAGTCCAGTGACTGTTCCAAGACCACATACCGTAACAAGTTGTTCCTTTGACCAGACCTTCCCTTGCCAGACAGCGTGTGATGGTCTCGCTCCGGCGTGCCACGCGACTTCGTAATGCTCTGTCCCAAGCTTATCGGCGTTCATTTCTGATATTTTCCCGGTAAGCTGTGACACACCCGTCATAACCGCTCTCCTTGCCGCCACATCTACCCTGCTATGCCACCCAGAAGCGTAGTCAATGCTTCTGAGTCCGCTGTTGGTGAGTTGCGTGACCACCTTGCGAATCATGGTGTTGTAGTCAAATGCACCGTAAACCACTCCCGTGATAGCCTTATCAAGGTATCCTTGGTAGATGTCGGATAATGGAGTCATAACGAGCCTACCGCCGCCATAATCCACATAAAATCCCATGGACTTTGTGACGTTCCGCAGATCATCATTGCTCTGCTGGATAAAGCCATCTGCAAGCTGTTGCAACTCCTTATTATCCTCGTATGGGATATATTCTGCATTAATCTGCTCGTAGATGTCTTTATTACGGACATATTCCCAGTCGATTACCTTGTCGTACAGCTCAAACACTTCCGGATAGGACAGGTTTAGAGCAGTTTTAATCATCTTTTCGATGTCCTCAGAAGAGTACCCGATGATCTGCAACCGGTTAATCTGCCAGTCGGCTGTGCTTGTGATTTTTCCCGCTTTTTTAATCCGGCGAACAATGTCCTCGAGAATCATCTGTTCCAAATCAAGAAAATGCTTCTCGATCTGTCCGGATAGCTGCTTTTTGTAGTCTTCCCTCAATTGGTTCACCTACTCCATTACTTTGATCTGCTCTGGCAACATCTTTTTCGCTGTGGCTTCGTCCTCGTTGTACCACTTCATGCGGTATTCCAAATGCGACATCACTCCCATACTCACGTCCTGTCTGTCCTGCTGACGCTCTGTTTCCTCATCGGTCAGTATGGAATCGTTGAATTTGCAAGAGAACTCATATCCCGAATTAAGCATACTGTTGTAGAATGCAAGCCCTGCGGCAAAGTCCTCTAAGCAATCGTATAAGTTGTTCTGGATTGCCGTCACTCGGTTGTACTTGCGGTTCTTTGATGCTTTAATTTCCGTGGCTGTTTTCGCTACTTCCTGCGCATCTGACAGGTCTCCATAAGCAAGACCTACAGAAAACTCGATCTCTCGCTTGTATTCCTCCAACCCGCGCTTAAAGGCTTCGTCCCTCATTTCTGGGGAGTATTCCTTTAATAATTCTTGGTCTTTCCCGACATCCAGATTCATTCCACGGTACAGCTTGTTTTTGAGTTTCGGAAGTCCAAACTTCCCGGTTGCCTTATCTTGCTTAAGTGCTCTATTATCCACATGGATAGCACGCTCTCCAGATTCGTATTCCCAATCAAGTCTTGCTCCCTGTGTATCCGCTTTCCGAATCAGTTCAGCGGCAGATTCGTACACTGATACACCACATGCGGAACCATCTATTTTATTTTTGATTGGATTACGGTAATACCCAAAGTCCATACGGTTCATTCCTGGGTATGTAATCGGTCCAGGTAGGATATTCTCCCATTCTTCCACCGCTTCTAGGCTGCATGGAAGACCGATATCATTCGCTGTCTGAGAATGGAAACACTTGTTTTCTATGGTCAGATTCCCGCCAATGAAATAGTGCCGTTCAAGCCTCGTGAAATAATCAGCGTCCCCAACCTTTTTTACGGTCAGAAATGCAATATCATTCGGCTTTCCATCATCCCCAAAGCTGATCGGGATGATCTTGTCGGCAGAAACAAATTCAGCAGCCGATTCTCCCAGTGGCTTCAGGACAAACGACCCCAGTGCAAGTCCTTCCTGTAGGTTCTCATTTAGGCTTGCGATATTCTTCTGGTAAATTTTGTCTAACCGTTCGTTACTTACGCTGGTTTCCATTTCCACCAGCGCACAGTCCGCAAACTCTCGGCAGATTCCATCTTCAATCCCGAGGGAAACAATGCTGTCAGAAATCCAATCTGCATCACCATTTAACATCTGTCTCCATCTGTTGATTGCATCTATCATGTCGTTGGATAGTGCGATATCCTTGCCGATGATCTGTTTTAATGTCGTGTACCCAAACATCCTCATGATTCCTTTCCATACTCTCTTAATTCCATCAAACATCTTCCACCTCTTCGATTAGGTATTTCATGTCACGTTCGATCGTGTACTCAAACGCATCCAAGCTGTCAATGTCAGTGCTGCCATCGTCCAAGCGTTCGTCTTTGTCCTTTACTTCTTTGTCCCACACTGCATCCGAAAAAGCAGTTTGCAGAGATTCGCAGTCTTTTGTAATAAAAAACCGCCCAGCCCCCATGAGCTTGACGGTGCATCTGATTCTGTCGTTTATAGGTCTTTTCTTTGCTGGTTTGACAGCTATCCACGGAAATTCCTTTTCCACGGCATTGCGGATAGAATTACCAAGGACGGTTTCTGCATTGTCCCAGAATACGGACTCTACGTTACAATACTGTACATAGTCTCCACTCTTCACGCACACAGAGTAATCATCTATCACTTCTTGTACAAACTCACAGAACAGCTCATTCAGTCGGTTGCTGTCGATATCCTCTTTCTCATCTTTTGCCATGACTCTTCTGGATTTTAAAGCAATCACGTCTCTGTAATCGTCCGTATATCCTCTGGCAACGAATGAGTGACCAGATTGATTACCACCAAAGTCCAAGCCAATCTCGATTGATGTGATATCCTCTTTTCGGAATTGCTTATGCTCTGATTCCTGTGAGAGATTATCCACGATTTCGCACCGGAACGCTTCCGGATTGTCTGCGAACCTCTTGTAGATTGATCCGTCAGCCCTTTTCCATAACCCCAGGATGAGGCGGTCATAATAGATTGTACCATCATATTCCTTGCAGAGTTGCTTAACAAATTCTGGATCCAGAAATGGATTATCAAATATCGTGTACTTTTGGAGATAGATGTCCAGCTCTACATTGTCGATGAACTCTTTGAGCCAGTGCGTCGGATGTTCCGGGTTGCAAGCTCCATCAAAGCAGGAGTACGTCTTATCGAGACGGGATTTAAGCATCTGGAACACCTCTTTGTTCCATTTTGCGATCTCATCGCCATAGCAGTACTTAATGGATGCCCCCTGTATCTTTGCGACTTGACTGACCTTTTCTGCACCGAGACAATAAACATCCTCTCCGCACACCCTTGCCACATTCCGGTTGTTAATGTTCCCGATCAGATCACTGGTATAGATCTCTCTCATCGGTTGGAGCACGTTTCGCTCAATGGATTCTTTAGAGACTCCCATTATTACATTTAAGCCGGGGAGTCCAGCTCTATCTCGGATTCTTTTTGGAACAATATAAGCAGTATCTACAAATGACTTTCCAGAACGCACCGCGCCAGATTTAATATTCCATCTGTGCGTTGCATTCATTATGTACTCATTCTGCTTTTTGCTTAGCTGCATTGTCATGCAATCCTTTCAAGATTTCATCCAGCTTCTCAATCGCTGTCCTATCTTCATATTCCTGCTTATCTCTCCATTTGTCCGGTTTCCGGTTCTTCAACCAGAAGATCTGGGCTGTAGTGTCCGGTGCTACTTGCTTTGTGACCTTTTTCGTAGTTTTCATCTCATCGAGTTCCGGTATGTATTCTCTGGTCGTTTCCGTGTACTCGTATCCAAGCGCACGTTTTAGCAAAGCATTCTCGACTTGACGATCAACGACCTCTTTTCCTCTTTTTAGGGTGTCCGAAATGTCCGAATACTTGTCTTTCCAGCTATTTAATGTGCTTCTGGAAATCCCGATATTATCTGCAATCTGCTCGTCCGTCAGACCATCTCTCGCCCATCCCTCTATCTTTAGCAAGCCTTCCGGCTCTAGCCACTCTTGATATTTACCTTTTGCCATCCGACTCACCACCTTTTAAGCATAATAAAAGCACCCATCTCTGGATGCTAAGAATTTAGGACTACTGCTATGAAAATTACAAACGCCAACAGAAACCAAAATAACCAAGTACACAATCAAAATTTATAGGAAAAAAGGAGGAACCTTGCAGTAGTCCACAACGGGTATAGCAGGATTCGAACCTACGACACATCGGTTAACAGCCGATTGCTCTACCTACTGAGCTATACACCCACAGGATGCCTTTTATTGACATCCTTTACCCTATCCGCAGCACTCGGGTACGCTGATTACACTAAATATAGATTGCTGAATCTATTTTTGTTTGTTTTGCAGATCTGCGGATATCTGCGTTTTGGTACCATTTGTGATGTAAAGCCGGTGTGCACTCCCCAGAACAGACCTCAGCTGTGCAGCCTGTATACTCACATCACAAAGCGGAGCACTTGGAATCGAACCAAGGACACAGGGCGCGACCCTGCGCGTCTACCACTGATGCTATACTCCGCATAAAAACACCGCCAGACAAGAAAAGGGGAAAGTCCGGCGGTGTTCCGAATGTTTGGAAAGATTGTTTTAGAACAATATACAATCTTTCTAGGATAATTATAGCATAAGTAAAATATAAATGCTATAAATCTTTAAGCTGTGCGCTTATAATCTGTGATACTCGCGCCTGGGTATATCCAATTTCATCTGCGACTTTTTGCTGGGTTTTCCCCTCAAGATAGTGCAACTCAAATATCTCTTTAATCTCCGGATTATCAATCCCATTTATGTAGTCTTCGACTTCTTTCTGCTCCTTCAGAATCAGTAACCTATCCGCTTCTTTCCTTCTGATCTGCCGTCTTACATTCTCTTCTTCGTAAGGATCATGCATTTGTACGGATGTTCTCACTTCGGTGTACGGGAAATCTGCACTGGATCCTGTTACTTTCCCCATAACAACAGTTGGTTCCCGTTCGCAGAGTTCTTGTATCTGGTTCTCAATCCGGATAAGTCTATCTTTGTTTGGCTTATACTTTTTCAGTGTTTTCTTGTCCAACTCAATCACCTCCCGGAATCCGCTCTTTTATGTTGTATTTCTCTGCTATGTAGTCCACAGTATCCTTATTCGCCCTCTCGCCGCCTTTAAAGTCACAGGCAAAGGCTTTATGCCCCTTTTGCTTTAAAGCTGTCTCACAGGGCTTTCTCGTTGCCATCTTGTATGCTTCTATCTTTCTCACGTGGTCTGCTGTCTCCTTTCTACGTTTCATAGCATCTCTTGTCATTCCTGTACCACCTCAATTTCCTCTCCGGTCAACTCTTCCAACTTCTTCCGCATTTCTTCCACGGTCATTTTCTTCGATTCGGTGCGTTCCCAAATGAGTTCTAAGTTATAGTCCGAAAGCATATCTGCAAAGTTGTTATATTCTTGGATTGCGTAGACACCAACAATATCGAGATCTTTAAAATATCTGTGTGTCAAATCTTCTCGAAAGCAGTTTTGATCCGCATATCCATTTTCTCCGATTAATGCTTCGCTTATCACCATTCTCTTGTCACCATTTCGATGTTTCACTACCATTCCGTCTTTTAGATCTGACTTTGTAAAATTTTTCTGCATGTAATCACTCCATTCTAAGATTTCGTATCCTTCGCTATTGTAGTACCGATACGATGAGAGCATTCCGGATCCTGTATAGCATGTTTCTCCTTTGCACTTTTCATAATTCGTCTTTTCCATATAACTTTTGCCTGTGCACCATTTCATTCCATGTCCGTGCATCTGCCTGCAGAAATCTTTTGCTTCTTCCTCAGTCTTACAATGCATCACAATCTTATTGTCTTTATTTTTAAATTCATCCCAGTTAAATTTTTTCATCTCTCTTACCTCACTATCTTTCGCACAATCCAATCCAAAAACACCACAAATAGCAGTATTGGGAATCCAGCAGCCATCAGGTAATCCGCACCTTCTAGTTTTACATCCTCTTCGATTCCTGTCTTTAAAGTAATCACTGCTCCAAGCCCCAGGATATAGTACAGGGCTAGGAATGCGATTATGATTAAAATGTCCATGTTATTCCTCCTTGTATGGTTCTGGAAGTGGCTGCCATGCAAATATTACCCCATCATAAATCCCATAATCGTCATACCAAAGACCATATTCATCCTCTTTTTTAAATCTCATTCTCTTTACCGGATATTCTTTATCGTCACACGTTACAAGATATATACCTTCTTTCTTAGGCATATTTTGTTCTGTGTAAGGGATCCAGTCATTGTCTTTCTTTCCGTCCTCGTATCCTTTTTGATACCATTTTCTTCGGCTGCATTCTCCGCACTTCGGAACATCGTCCATGTGCGAACGGATAATACCGCTAATTTCGGTTGCCATACCTGTAGCACCTAATGCATACAACACCTTATGTCCAGTTACATACTCTTTTTCAACTTCGCTTATCTTCTCCAAAATCTTCTCTAATACGTTCATCACTCCACCTCCAACAAATCAAGCCATTCTTCCAATGTCTCTTTTGTAATTTCCAACCACGAACCATCATCTACAGCATCAAGATGAACATGATCAGAACCACCAATCATCATGTGACCACTTTCGTCTAGCTCGTAAATTTTCCCTTCTTCAATCACAATTGTATCGTTTTCGATTAAGAAACCATCATCGTCGTATTTATCTACGCAGAAAGTTTTCTTGCACTTATATCTCTTACTCATTTTCCTTTCCTCCGTTCTGTCGCATCTGTTCAATGTAAATATCTGTTGCACACCTTACAATTTCTGGTTTCATGCCATCGTAATCAGTGCCTTTGTAGAAATTCTTGTTACACGATCTTTTAATCATGCACAGGATATCTTCAAATGTTTGTTCTCTCATCTTTTCGCTCCACTTCATTGTTGTATTTCAGGCACTTTCCATCCTTGTACGCTACGCATTTCTCTTTAATACACGGATTCAACACTGGTCTGACAAAATCTCCATTCCCAATAAGCATTGCTTTTACCTCTTCTTTTCCCGTTAAATCAGGGCAAAATAAAATCATCACTCCACCTCCTCATATTCCGGACACTCCACACAATACTCATACCGGTCCATTCTTGCACACTGCTCTTTGCACACTTCGTTTTCTGGGCATTCTATGCAGCAATAATCGTGTCCGCATATACTTGTTAATTTGCATCTTCCCATCATGGTTATTCCTCACTCCAATCTATTTTCTGTCCGCAATTCGGGCAGTAGAAATGTTCATATCCTTTTTCGCAAATATATTCACTTTTGCACGTAGGGCATTTAAAGTTAATGTCACCAAGTATGTAGTCCATTATATTCGGCTTCTTCGCCGTATCTCGCTCTTTCAGTTCCTGCATCTGCTCCAGCAGCTTTGCGCAATTGTTATATTGGTTCAAAATATCGCACACAAACCGTCCCATCTTGCACTCTGCGCATTTATCTTCCAGTTGCTCTCCGCTTAGCTGGTTCGGATACTTACACAGGTTGTCGCAGATATGCTCCATCATTTCCGTTGTGATCCCGTCCATCCATGTTTCTTCTGTTTTTGGCATTAGTCATTCCTCCGCAATAAAGTCTTCCATTCTCATTTGCCCTGGTATGTTTTCGTCTTCCATCCACCAAAGAAATACCTCTTCCCCTGTCGTCCACTTACATTCTTTTCCTCTTCGTTTACGTTCTTTCAACATCCTGTCGAAAGCATTTATATACAATTGCTTATACTTTGGAAAATCCGCAAACTCTTTGTAACGCTTCTTGCCTGCCATCGGACATCCGATGCAACCAACACGATCATATCCGCACTGGTACAGCTCGCACGTCTCTATTTTCTCGGAATTTATATATCCCCAGATATCACTATGCGTCCAATCTATGATAGGATTTACAATCATTTTTTTCTGCTGCATACATAGCTCACTCATCCGTCTTCGTGCATCGTTATCCTCCATCAGCATTATCTTCGTAAATTTTTCTTTCTCTTTTTGGGTTTGTCCGAGCTTTTCAAACTCTTCCCTTTTCAATCTGGAAGTACTTTCGTCCCATCTTACTCCGGTTGCGATATACCGGTTTGCACATCCAGTTTCTTTCAGCGTAGAGCAACAGTATCTTACAATTCTTGTCGGCGGGATAAGCTTTTCTGGAATTAAGCTCCACATGCTAATCAATTTTCCTTTATAGCGTGGTTTTTCTATTTCGCACCTAATTCCATGCAGTTCCAGTTCTCGGAATACCTTCCGGATATGCCGAACTGTCTGTGGCGCATCTGCCGTTGTATGGCTGTTATGCACTTCAAACGGGATTCCGGATCGCTTAAAAATCTCTAACATCACATCACTATCTTTTCCTCCGCTGTATGTGCAAATAAGCGGTCTACCATAGTGATGCAGACTCATTTCACTTGCCATTTTAATTCTTTCGATTGCTTTTTTCTCTTTATCCATTTTCTCAGAAGCCCGGTATACCCTTGCCCCGGCCGGAGGCTGGCTCCTTTCTATTTTTCGTTTATTTTCTTCTTATTTCCTCGCAACTGCTTGCAAAGTCCTTCCCACTCAACCTCTTTGCTCCGCGTCCATCTTTTCGCTGCTCTTCTCTTCCGAATCCCAGTCTTATCCATGTACCGGATAAGAGTTTCTTTCGGGAATTCTATTTTCTGGATGTCATGCAAGACTTTATGGATATGCTCATCCAAGCATCCGAGTTTTACCATCTCTTCGATCTGGAACTTGTAGGGATCCAGAAAGTGTCCTGGTCTACTCATTTCCCTCTCACCCTGTTCTTTCTCTTCCGCTTTGTACTGCCGCGCGTAAACAAATCCATATTTCCGTGTCTCAATCCGGTAGACTGTTTCCTATAGACTCTAAAACCGTATCTTTTTCTGTTCATGTTTGCCTCCTAACTGAAACTTACTTCCGGCTCTTCCTCTGGACATATTTCTCCATCTGCTTCCATTTCGTTTATGATGATTTTCGTTCCCGCTCTTTGCAATCTCATTAACAACATGTCAAATTCCCCGAGATATCGAAGAGACTGGATATTCACACATCCTAAATTATCAAGTGTATGCTCTTTTTCAAAATCCCATTTTGATATCGGAATCTCGATGTTTAATTCTTCATCATGATCGTTTTCGAAAACAATCACCGCCCTATGCACAGAACTCCAAACAGGTCTTTCACTCTCTTCTATTCGCATCTCGCATCCGACCGATTCGTAGTATGGTCCATCGTCAAACTCCACTTCCAGGCCAGTTGTACTGATCTTCTTCTCGCACATTTTAATCCATGCTTCAAACAGATCCGTGACTTTAATCTCTTTTTCTTCCTGCTTGATTGATAAATCCTTAAAATTCTCCAGAATCTTTTTATTCTCAATGCAAGCATCAGAATTTACAATTTCAGTAAGCACCGTATCCAACTTTGGAAGGTATTCCGAAAAATCATACTTCTCTATGTACGGCACCATGACTTCTTCTATTTTTTTCTTCAGTGCACTTTCTACTTTTCCCCATCTAAACGTTTTTTCTATTGCCGATTCTATTGATTCCTTGAATTTATTTCTGAGGATTTCCTTTACTTCTTCCTCGGAAAGGCACTCCTGTGCCATTTTAAATAATTCTTCTTTCATTTTGCTCCTCCTTAATTCGAATTCAACAGCTGCTCTTCCAGAGAGTCCATGTCGTATTCTCTGCGCTCAAAGTTGTTTAGATTTCTGCTTACTGGCGGTTTTGCTGGCATTTTTTCCGTCTGCTCTTGGTTAAGATAAACATCGAAATTACTGCCGAACAGGGTTTTTGGTCTTAGATATATCCTCATATCATTAACTCCGCGCTGTAATTCCTCTTTTGTAGGCTTTCTGCCCCACTCATGGTATTTTTTATCAATCACCGTCTTAAAGTCATCCAGAGTGTATCCTTCATTGAATCTGGCTTTTATTTCCTTCTGGTTACTCTTAACATCCCACCTTAGTTTCTTACCTGTCTTTTCATTCAGGTAAGTTATGATCTCTTTGTACGGGACATATATATTATTATCTTTTTCTTTATCTTCTTCTTTATCTATATCTGAAACAGCGACGTCAGACGTTCTTTCAGACGACTTGTCAGACGATTTTTCGATCAAAGCTCTTTGTTTGGCTCTTCTTTCCTCTTGGTACAGCCTGTCACGCTCTTTTTTCCGTTCATAAGCATCCAATGTCTGGTGCTTATTCCAGTTCGGGATCGTGATTATTCCCTCCACTATCTCAATCATTTTAAATTGCTCAAACGCGTTCAGAGCCAACTTTACAGTGGATTCATTCATTCTAAAGATTGTAGCCAGCATCTTGTCTGTGTAGGGAATCTTGTCATTCATCAGGAATACACCACCGTTATTCTTTTTCCCGGCAAGGCATAGTAGCTTGAACCAGACTATTATAATTGCATAAGCATCTGGCAAACCCTCTATCAGCAATATCTTTTCATCATCAAAGATATCCGTTGCTATCTTTATCCACTTTACTTCTGCCATCACTCATCCTCCGCAATATAGACCACCACGCAAGGTGTATCCGAGTACACTTTTTCAATCTCCAGACTGGTTACCTGCTTATCATCCGTATATGCGACTCCATTCAGGCCATCCAGAATGATTTTTGCAATGTTGTCTAAGTCAGGCTTCTTATTCGGCTTCATTTCTCCTTTTAAAGCCCTATCCTTATTCTTCTTAGACCAGCTCTCTGGAATCGGAAATTTCGCTAAAATTCGAACTCTCAGAGGGATGTCCGTGTAAAGCACGCCTATACTCTGCTTGTAAATCCTTGCAACTTCCTTTTCGTATTTTTTGCTTTCGTCTGGCGTATATGTAATGACTTTAAATCCGGCTCTGCGGAATCTCGGTCTTGCTTTTCCAACCGGTTTGCCCGGAATTGTAATTACCATTTATTCTCCTTTCTGCTCCCGGAATTACCGGGAGACAATGAATCTGGCTTACTTAAGGTATTTGTGACGTACTGTGCAGCCATGAACGGGTTACAATTTATAGCGAAAGGTTACCCTTTGCTAACATAGTGAAATTCTTGTCGGAACTGCTCTTCTGTTCCGTAGTGCTGCAAATAATATTCCTTGCAGCGTTTTCTTAAGTCTCTGTCAACTTTCGCTGCATTCTTCCCCGCTTTCGTTCCGTTTGGATGTAGGTCTGGTCTCAATGGAGCGATAAAACCATAATCCTCCGAAAGTTCAATTTCTTTCGATGTGTGACTAAAAACATGATGCCTCTCCACTCCGTAAGCTCCGGTGTGCATGCAGTGATCCATATCTTCTGTAAATATGCTCCACAGCTTCTTTGGTCTGCCGGATGCTCTTTGATGACCTTTTTTCTTTTTCTTTCGCTTCGGCTTTGGGAATGCCATGTCACTGTAATCAATACTCACAGTTCAATCCCCCATTTTTGTCTAAGCTCTTCTTTTTCATCTGGGGTCAAAAGGTCTGCATCTGGTATTCCAACCTCTCTGCAATCTTCCAACACGCCTTTGATGAGTCTGCTCATTTCTTTTGTGTTATACTTGCTTGACCCTTTGTAGCATTGCAGAGTGTGTAATGTTTCAGTTCTCCCTTTTAGGTCTTTTACTTCCTGTGCTCCACGATCTATCACAATCCGGAACACTGACTGTGCCAGATAGATGTCTTTTTCCCGGAGCGGTATGTACTCAAAAGCACCGTGGGATTTTAATTCATTTAGGTACGCTTGCCACCTAGTGATGTCCAACTTTTCCGCTAATTTATCGAGTAACACCCACAAATAAGAGTTCGCGTCAAGGCTTCTCTTTGCTCTGTACGGCTTTATTTCAAGCGTTAATTTCTCATAATCTTTCAGTTCATCGTAGGCTTGTCGGAAGTCCTCTATAGGCTCGAATAGAATGGTCAGCTTTCCACTGTGATAATCTGCGACAGGTTCTTTCAATCTTCCTGTAAACCTCATTATTCTTCTCCCATATTTCTCATAAGCTTTTTAAATTGCTCCACTGTCAGTTCTCGCAAACCAGACACCTTATAAACCCGACACACATTCGCTATTGTCTGCTTATGCTTAGGAATGCAAATTTCCAGTGTTTTTACCTGTGATTCGGTCACATAGTTTTTGGGAGGTTCTTCTTGATTAGCAGGATTATAATTTCCGGCATTTCTACCAAGCGAAAATACTACTTTTCCGGTTTTCTCATTTTCGATTTTCAGGGCATCTATGTTTCTTTCTTTGTCATAACTAACATAACTTACCCGAAAACGATCATAACAAGTGCTTCCATTACCATTCTGTTTCGCGGAAATTTCACATTTATCGGATGGGATCCAAATAAACGGAGCGGTATATAACTCTCTTCCGATTCCCCAATTAAAGCAAGCTCTCTTAAAGCTGTCGGATGCAAGGCCTTTCTGTTTTTCAGTAAAGCTTTCCGTTCCTGTATCTTCTTTGGAAACCCAGATACCTTTATCATCATCCCATATACTCACGGTGCAGTTTGCGTTGTCTCTGCTATGTTCTCTTTTCCAATTTAACTTTCCAACAGTTTCATCCAAGATATTCATATCGCACCTTGCATCTTTGTATAGTAATAGTGATATCCCATTACTCTTCACCGTTGCGATACGACATTCAATCTCGTTCGCTTTTAATGTTCTGAACTCCATATTTCTCACCTACCGAATCTGAATATTATTGTTCTGTACCAATACAACTCCAGATAACTCAACACCATCTTTCAGTGCCTTTTTCACCTTTGTTTTATCAACCTCAGGATCAGCAAATTTCAAGTATTCCTTGTCCAGTTTTGAAACATCTTGCACCTCTACACTCTCTGATTTTCGATAAGAGATGCTGACTCTTGCTGTTTTGAATTTCTCGCCACACAGGTAGCCAGACAGGTATTCTTTTAGATTTCTTGCCTTGTTTTCACATGATTTCTGGCGGTCAGCCAGTTTATTTTTCTCTGCCTTGATTGCTTCTGCATCAGATAAGAGGTTTTTGATCCAGAGAGCAATTCCCTCTACCTTTTTGTCAAAATCCATCTGCAACTGTGCCAGCTTTTCCGGGTCGATAATCTCGCCTGTTTCCTGATCTACACAATTTAAAATCTCTTCATCAATTTCGTATAATGTTGCCATTTGTTATTTCCTCCATAAAATCACAATAATTTTGATAATGTCTTCTCCTTACTTTAAAATATCTCTCACTCTCAACAGCTTCTCGTTCTGTCATTTCTTCTTGCTCGGTATCTGTATAACTAAGCATACTGTTCCTCCGCCTTGTCCACTGCTATTTCCAGTAATCCTTTGACTGCATCGATTGCGTTATCTAAGGCGTAATCCGACTCGATTTTTATGTTTAAATCGTAGTCACCTGCCACAAATCCATTTTTCATAGCGTATAAAGAGATTCTGTCCCCGAAATTTGAAAAATCAATTTCTATGTACGGGAATCCGTTTTTGCCTTTTCCGCGATCTTGAATGTCAAGAACTAAATCCAAAAGCTCATGTATTTTCTTTCTATCCATTGCTTATCCTCCTAAAATCTGTTAATATAGAATCGTATTTTTTCCTGAGTACCTACGGCTCCCCAGCCTTTTTGTAGGTGCTCATTTTTAATACCCAAACACCAGATACCACGACAGCATCACCAAGATAAACCCAATCACCGTCACTCCGACTCTGATCCAGTAAGGCTTATCCTCTTCTTCCGGCAAATCTACAGAGACTGACCGGATATCCCAGCTATTTAATGTGTTGGTGTGTTGAGTAGTCTGGCAGCGGTAGGTTCCTTTAATTTCCATGCTTGTCCTCCTTTAGTTTTACGGATCTCTTTCCGCGCTCTTCCAATCTGACACGGTAGTTTGTAAGATATGAGATCGCGCCTTGTTTCTGGGTTTCGGTATCACCGTCTATCCTCTCTGTGGATTCCAGAGTTTGAATAAATCTCTCGATCTGCTTAACTGTCAACCTCTTCATCAGATCACCCCTGTCTGCAACTTCATTGCCCGCTCCGCGGCTCTCATTTCTTTCTGGATAAATTTCTCCAGTTCAGATGTCCGGTACATTATGGCACTGTGCTTGTTGGCTGGATTTAATAAAAACGCTACCTGCTGCCCCGGTGTATTCCAGACTCTTCTTAAAAATTCTGGTGGGTATCCTTGCTTGATAAGTTCCTTTCTGCTCATAATTTCTTTTGGATACGTCAATTGTCTTTCTCCTCCTTTTCTTCTTCCTTTTTCTGGTTCTTCTGCGAAGCCATAGCCTCCGCAAAGCCGAGAAAATATCCTTTATTCATATCGGACATATCTGGCAGTGCTTGCGCCACTTTTCTGATGATTTCTTTCTCTTTCTCGCTCATGTGTACCCTCCTTATGCTACGTTCTGCTCAATTACTGGATAGATGCCGTTTTTCTTAAGCTCCTCGTATAAAAACAAGCGCCCTTTCTGTGTCCACTGCGTCTGCATTGTTACATCCGGATCTCCGTTGCTCCTTGTAATATCGATTGTTTTACTATGCACATAGCCGCAATTCTGATATTTTGAGTAGAGCACCCACTGTTTATTGACTTTGTATTGAATTTTCATGTCATTCAGAATCCGGTTAAATCGCACCGCTGACATTCCGTAGTCCTTTGCGATCTGCGTAGTCGCTACCAACGATTTTGATTCCAGAATATGGTCAACATAGTTCGCTTTCGGTGTCATTTCCTCGATTAACTTCTGTTGTTCCACTACCTGTCCTCCGAGGAATTTACACCTGTCTTTCAGGCTGTCGATGGTCTTTCCCGCCATCTTTAAGGCTCTTGCCATTACCTGTTCCGGTGTGTTCCATGCTTTCTCGAGGTCAATTAATCTTTGTCTGCATTCTCTCCCTTTGTCAGTTCTACTCATAAGGCAGATGTGCTTTGCCATGTCAGTTGAGACTTGGTAGTCTTGCACTTCCTTTTCACCACCATACTGATTGCTATGTACCTTTAGGTACGCACCATTAAAATCCTCATTCTCAATAAATCCTTGCGAATTCTTTTCGAACCATTCAGAAAATCTTTTTCTGATTCCAAGAGCCTTATGAAGGTCTCTGGCTGATACGGTTGGTTCGTTACCGTCCGTGTTGATTGCGAATAATTCATTCAATACCTTTTACCTCCTATTTTTATCACCATCGTAACCTCCGTGGCGGGATTGCTTTATTTTTGCTTAACATCGAAAGAAACGGATGCGCTCACTGCATGCCAGGAAAGAATATAGGATAATCACTTTCTTGAGCTGCTTCTAATGTATGTCGCAGCTCCTCCTCTGAAATTTCCTCTTTTAAAGCCTCTTCCAGCTTTTCAGGCGTTTTAAATTCTTCCGCCAACGCAATAATCATCTCACTGAATTCTCGTTCAGCGCTAATCGCTTTTAAAAGTTCGAAATTATTTACAACCCCTTTTCTCTTTCGATTTAAAAATCTTTCTACGAATTGCCATCCTTGTGTTTCTTTCAATTCTTCCCACTCTTTTTCGGGAAGCTCAAAAGATATTGCTGCGATGGATTCTCCTCCTAAAAATGTTTTGCGTGTGCAAAAAATTTCATGCATCTCTTCACTACTCCTTTCCTTATATTCTGTCCTCTGCATCTTCCGGGCTTGGAACCGGCTTCGGCTGCATTACAGTGCCGGAACGGTGTCCGGCTTATTCAATTAGTTTATATTCGCTTACTTCTCTTTCTACAAGGACAAGCTTTCCTTCATAATTATTTGATTCCACTAAATCATCAAAACGATTTTTTACTTTTTCGTAACTTGTGCTTGTAAATCTGTAGGGAATTCCTTGATAACTTAACGGAATAAAAAGTTTTCCGTTTTTCACCGTTCTGATTGAATATTCTTTCTTCATGTTCTATCCTTCTTTCTCCCCGTCATGCCGATAGGTCAGCTTTGTAAATTCAATTTAATAAATAGCTTCTATTACATCGTGTTGAATTTTTTTCTAATCTTGCTTTGCTAAGTCTCATTAGCACTCTTGTCATAAGTTCATTTGATAAATACCAGTTCACACCGTCCAAGGCATCAATGATTTTGTTTTTGTATTCTTTGTTTTCCTGTCCCCAGTTTAAAATTATGATTATGTTTTCTACGATTTCATTTTTCTTCATTTTCATTTCCTCGCTTTCGGTTTGCCGTGTTGTTTTCTTGTTGATGAACAAATAATAACTCATATTTTCTTGTTTGTCAATAAGATTTTTAAAAAATTTTAAACTTTTTCTTGTTGACTAACAAGTATAATAATGATATACTGATTTCAGAAAGGAGGTAGCCTTTTGGAATTGAATATAGGAGAAAGAATTGAAATCTTAAGAAAAGACCTAAGCATGTCAAGGAGAGTTTTTGGCGAAAAGCTCGGAGTTAGTGAAAGTGTGATTGTTAATATAGAATACGATCGCTTAAAACGCCCGGATCAAAAAGAATCCTTATATAAGTTGATTTGTAAAGAGTTCAATGTAAATGAGGAATGGTTAAGAAGCGGAAACGGTGAAATGTTTATCCCGTTGACAAGAGACCAGTTGATTACAGACTTTGCTGCTGATCTTATAATGGAAAACGATACATTTAAAAAGAGATTAGTAGAAGCTCTTGCAAAGTTGGATGAAAATGAATGGGAAGTCCTAGAAAAACTCGCTGAGAGCTTAATTAAAAAAGACTAGGGTTCCCCTAGCCTAAAAGTTTTTTGCAGAATCGGTATACAAGTTCCAACATCTCAATGTTGTTGGACTTGTTAACCAATTCAATGATAAGTTTTTTGTAGTCCATTCGCGATCCCCCTAACTGCAAAAACACATGTTCGAAATCCCTAAACATATAATACTATTTCATTGGATAAAAATCAATATTTTGTTCGAACATTTGTTCTGTTATTTTTTGGTACTTATGTACCTCTCTATTAAGTAAACAACCTAAAACAAGGAAACTTACGCGAAATTGGACAATCGTCCCAGATCTGGGACACTTATTGATATGGAGAGTCGATAAGGTCGAAAATTCGGACTTCTAATCCTTTGGCAAGTAATTCCAGCGTGTCGGCTGTCGGTGATATTTCACCATTTGCAATACGGTTAATCGTTGATTTTGATATTCCGGTCGCAATGGATACTTGCCGAGTAGATAGGTTTTTATTGGACATGATCTTATCGAGTAATATCTTCATAATATTTTAATTGTAGTATATTCCAAATCTGGAAACTACAGGTAAATAATGGTAATGATATAACCGCTTCGGCGTTTATATAGAGTAAAGTGGTGTTAATGTACATAAGAAAGTGAGGAAACTATGAAAAAGAAAATTGTAGCAATGCTATTAGCGGGAATTATGGCATTATCAATTACAGCATGTGGTGGGGATGCCGAACCATCCAAAGACACCGAAACAAAGACAGAAGAAACAACAGACCAGAAAGAAGAGAAGAAAGAGCCTTTGGATTTAACTGGAACATGGAAATCAGAAGAAGTCGAAGGGTCATATCAAGAAGCTACGATTTCTGATGATGTAATAGAAATAAATTGGGTGTCTGATGGAGGAAATACAAAATCACTTTACTGGGCTGGCACTTACGTTGCGCCAACCGAGCCAACTAACGATTACGCATGGACATCGGAAAACGATAAAGAAAAAACAGGGATGGCGTTACTAGCATCAAGTGACGATACAAAAGAATTTACATACAAAGACGGTGTGATTAGTTATGAAGCATCCGCTATGGGAACTACAAAAAAGGTCGAGTTAACTAAAGAATAAAGCATTGAATTAAGAAAGGGGAACATGCATTGATTGATTTTCAGAACAAAAAAGTATTCAAATTAAGCAAAGGAAAAGAAAAGAACATTCCGAAAGAAGTTTTCAGCTTGCTTGTAACTAATGAAGAAGTGGCCGGGTATTACTCTTCGATGAGAGACTTCGTTGTTTTTACAAACAAAAGAATTATTGCATGCAACGCGCAAGGTATTGCAGGAACTAAAAAAGATTATACATCGTTGCCGTATTCAAAAATGCAAGCATTTTCGGTTGAAACTTCTGGCACTTTCGATATGGACTCAGAACTCACTGTTTGTTTTAGTGGATTAGGAACAGTAAAATTTGATTTCACCTCGAACTCAGATGTGCAATCTATAAATAGACTTATAGCGTCACACGTTTTATAAAATAAAAACCGCCCCTGCGCCAACAGAGACGGTATACATATCCGAAGATATGCGATTAAAATCCAAGAATATTGTATCATCTTCGGAAACAGCTTGCAAGCGGAACGTTTGTTTTGCGCTGGCTGTTATTTTTATACTAAAATTTAAGGAGATGATAAAAATGGGAACTAAATACAAGCGCGGAAAAGACGGATATTTCCGCACAAAAGCATGGGATGGAACTTATAATACAGATGGAACGAAACACCGCCAAAATCTACAGACAACAAAGTCCAGTAAAGAGCTGGAGCGGATTGTACAGGAATTTAAAGCAAAGGTCGAGAGCCGGCAGAACATCCGGAAGACGGACATTACATTCCGGGAATACGCAAAGAAATGGAAGGAAGTATACAAGCACTCCAAAGAGGGTAATACAAAGGCAATGTACAGCAATATAATAGACAAGCACTTTATCCTACTTGATGGAGTTAAAGTATCCGATATTGGCAGAATCCACCTACAGCTCTTACTAAACAATGCAAACGGAAAGCCAAGGACACAAGAGCAGATCTACATGGCATTTAAACAGGTTTTGGGAAGTGCTATGGCGGACAAAATCTATCCGCCGGTACTATACGAGGAAATCTTTGCAAGCATCCAAAAACCTAAATATAAGGCGCCGGATAAACGCCCTCTGACGGAATCTGAGAAAAAAGCTGTCTTTGCCGCAGAGTACAAATACGACAGGGATCAGGTCTACACATATCTGATCTATGGCTGCGGAATGCGCAGAGAGGAGACACTGGCTCTTACGGTGTTTGACTTTAACTTTAAAAACAACACCATTACAGTCAACAAGGCTTTTGAATTTGCAACCGGTAACGGGCAGCCTACTCTAAAAGGTACTAAGAGCGATAATGGAGACCGTACTCTCCCGATACCAACAAAGATATTGCACATTGTGAAAAACTTTGTAGAATCCGCAAGAGCGCGTGGAAAAACTTATATTTTTACCATGCAAGGCGGAGAGCCGATGTCTAAGAGCAGCTACGATAAAATGTGGGTGAGAATCCGCAAGGCGTTGCAAGAGCAATCGGAAGAACAGATCACCGGTCTTACATCACACGTATTCCGGCACAACTACTGCACCAACCTGTGTTACCAGATTCCGAAGATCTCGATCAAGAGGATTGCGCAGCTACTGGGGGATTCTGAAAAGATGGTAATAGAGGTTTACAATCACATCATAATGGAAAAAGAGGATGCTGATGGGGCAGTCAATGATGCCATGAATTTTTAGGACAAACATGGGACAAAAATGAGACATTAGACAGAAATGAGACATTTAGAATCGTTTAAAATCGTTTGAAATCGATTATAGAATTAAGACATAAAAAGAGCGGAAACCCTTGTAAATACTGGATTTCCGCCACTTTAAAGCAATGAGCGTGCGGGGATTCGAACCCCGGACAACTTGATTAAAAGTCAAGTGCTCTACCAACTGAGCTACACGCCCGTATTCAATTATTTCATTACTCTTGGCAACGAAAATGCCCAGAGCCGGAATCGAACCAGCGACACGAGGATTTTCAGTCCTCTGCTCTACCAACTGAGCTATCTGGGCATAAGACTTAAAAGTCTAAATTGCGGGGGCAGGATTTGAACCTACGACCTTCGGGTTATGAGCCCGACGAGCTTCCAGACTGCTCCACCCCGCGATATTAAATTCTTCTCATAAGAGAAAGCCGATGATCGGACTCGAACCGATAACCTGCTGATTACAAATCAGCTGCTCTGCCAATTGAGCCACATCGGCAACTTAACTGAGTCCTTACGGTACTCAAATGGATGGAGAAGGATTCGAACCTTCGAAGGCGTTGCCAACAGATTTACAGTCTGCCCCCTTTGGCCACTCGGGAATCCATCCTTATTTAATAAGTGGGGCCTACAGGGCTCGAACCTGTGACCCTCTGCTTGTAAGGCAGATGCTCTCCCAGCTGAGCTAAGACCCCATCTTAAACGACCCAGAAGAGACTCGAACTCTCGACCTCCGCCGTGACAGGGCGGCGCT